GGCAGTAATTTCCAATGGAAAATAAATGTTGCTGGGGGTTATGCGGGAGGCAGTTTTATGGGTGGTGCTGCTGATGCGTATTTTTATACGTATATGTATATTGATACTTCACTTGTTTTTGCTGATAATTTAATATCATTAGATGCGCCTGCTAGCGAAGAAGTTGGTTTTCAATTGAAATCCGCTGGAACTCTCAAATGGAAGTATAGCCGACCTGCCGCATCGGCTAATTTTGTGCTAAATGACGGAACTATAAACGCAGAAACTTGGTACACGGGAGGTTCTAATATAAAACCTTACCAGCCGTATTTTAATGCGTACAGAAGCGGCACGGTTAGCAATGTGATTGGGGGCGCAGCATATTACACTATACCCTACAATGCCGAGCGTATTGACCGCCGAAGCAATTTCAATACGGCTAACGGTTATTTTACAGCGCCAGTAACAGGTATATATCTACTGTGTTTTAACAATACTGTGGACGGTCTAGATGCAGGTCACACAAATTATTTAACGCTGTTGACCACCTCTAACAAATCATACAGATTTTCATTTGAGAATTCATATCAAATGAACACTAATCCAGACTCGTCTTACGCGGCGCATGGAACTGTTCTTGCAGATATGGATGCTGGTGATACAGCTTACGTTCGCGCACTTTTAGGCGGCACTAAAGTGGTGGATTTGTTGGGTGCCGAGGGTTCTTTGACGTGGTATTGCGGCGGTTTAATTTATTGATATTTTTTTAATACTTTTTCGAGGGTGCTATGACGCTAATATTAGAAACGTGGCAAAAAAATGCTCTACTTCACAATCTAGAAAATGACACGGCTATCGCTAATTGGATAGCCAATGTTTGTAATTGTGGGCTTTTTGGAAACCCCGACGATGTTTTGAAAGAAAAAATATACCGATGCGTAGCGAGAATGAAGTGCGAATATCAAGAGTTAGATTTTGCAGGATTATCGGATGAAGAAACCGTCACATTGATTACATCTCAACCAGAATATAAAAACCGAGAGCAAAGAGACAAGCCGCCAGAAATTACGATTGAAAAATATAAATTAAAAACATTAAAAAAATTAGAGTATAATTACATTACGGCTATTCAACGCGAATATCCTAGTCAGACGCAGTTTAATATTTTAGCTCAAGTTGGCATTTATGATGAGCAAGACGCGGAAGTTTTGAAGAGTTTTATAGAGGCTAAAATTTTGCAGAAAGCATTGTTAGAAGAGCAAATAAATTTATGCACGACAAATGAAGAAATTGATTTAATTGATATTAATTTTATTTAAAAACCACAACTATGAGGCAGTAATGAAAGAATATATTATAACAGAAAAATTATTTATGGCATTATTAAATCATATAGCGCAACAACCTGCTGTTATGATGTTTATGGAGTTACAACGTGCGCTGCAAAACCAGCAAGCTCAGCAAGTTCAGCAAGCTAAATCAAATGAAACTAAATTAGAGGGATAAAAATATGGCTAATTTTGATGAGGCGTTTGAGATTGTATTACGCCATGAAGGAGGTTATACAAACGATCCAAACGACTCAGGCGGTGAGACAAAATATGGTATAGCTAAAAAATACCATCCTGATTTAGATATAAAAAATCTAACTTTGGCAGACGCAAAGAAAATATATCAAGATAATTATTGGAGCCTAAATAATTATGGCGATATAGTCAATCAAGAAATAGCTAATCAAGCGTTCGATTTAGCAGTAAATCTTGGCGGACTGAGGGCAAATAAAATCTTGCAACAAGCATTTAATTTTTTAGCCTTTTGCGCGGACAACCTAGATTATTTAGTTGCTGTAGATGGAAAGATAGGCAAGATAAGCTTAGCGGAAATAAATTCTTTTGAAAGCGAAGGCGAAAACGCTATTTTTTTGATCGTCATCGAGAGATTGGCGGCAGGTTATTACAATTCAAAAGGGAAAAAACTGTACATCACTGGCTGGCTGAATAGATTGTTTGAAAACGTGTATTTAGAAAAAGACTAGGGGAGCATTATGTTTCTAGATATAATTACAAGCGCGCTTGGGTTAATCGTCCCGCCTGCCTTTGATTTTATTAAAAAGAAATTTATAAAGGGAAAGGATGATAGCCCTAAAGCTACTATAAGCTCGTTAGCAGTAACTAAACCAGAGGTGCTGCCTGACTATATCAAAGCTTATTCGTCGCTCGTAGATGCGTGTATAAGAGAGTACAACAAGGATGTTATCGCTGGGCAACAATTAAGCACTTGGGTTTGCGATTTGCGGGCGAGTATAAGACCAGTTTTTACGGTTATTTCCATAGCTTTAATGTTTACGGCTACAATGATGCAGTTAAATATTGACCCGTCTATCAAATCTCTCATGGAACTTACAATATCATCTTGGTTTGGAAGCAGGTTAATATGAATGACATTATCCACGTTTTTGAGGCATTAGGCGCTGCGATTATAGTTATAGCAACAAGCTTGTGTATATGGTTTGGAAATAGATTAAACGGCATAGATTTGATATTGAAAAACTGCGTTTATCGAGACGATTTGAATGAAAAATTAAACGATGTAATAACTCCGCTCAAAGAAGATTTGAAAGAAATAAAAACGCTTTTAAAAGAAATTATCCTAAAGGGTAAATAATTTCATGTTTTGCCATTGTTAATCTCCGCTGCATCCTTTTTAAATTCCATTAGATTCGTTAGGCTCATTTTCAGCCTTATTTTTCTTCTTTCTACCGCCTCTTCTTCCATAAAAACGAGCAGAATAACAGGTAAGAATTTTCATAATATCCTCTGCTAATTCTTCTTCATATTTCTTTTCTTTCGTCTCAACGACTTCAACAGTAATTTCCAAATTCTTAAAAATAGCATCCAGATACTCGTAACCAAATCGGGCAAGCCTGTCTTTATACTCAATCAGGATTCGTTCAACTTTGCCCTCAAAACATAATTTGATTAGTTTGTGTAATCCTTTCCGCTTCTCATTTATTCCACTTGCTATTTCATCAATCAGAATAAATTTGTAACCTTTGTTTTCAGCAAACTTTCTCAACCTGTCTTTTTGCCTCTCAAGGTTTTCTTTCTGTTTGGCTGTTGAACATCTGGCATAAATCACAGTCAACTTTTCTTGTTTCTCTTTCTCGACTCCCATATAAGCGTCTAAATCTTCCTGACGAAAACGCCTATGCTCTCCAGTAGTCTTGAAAGACTTTACATTTCCGTTGTTAGCAAGTGTCTTGAGCGTATTGATTGATACCCCAAGATACTCACTTGCCTCTGTGATTTTATAGATTTTCATACTTCATTGCCCCAAACATCCCAGCCGTCCGTCTTTTGTCTGGCAAAAAGTTCTATTTTTGGTAAATCTCCAACCAACTCAATAATTCTTTTTTTTGCTTCGTCTGGCTTTTTACTGTGTCCTTCAATGGGAGTGTCGATTACAGAATGAACACCAGCATTTATTCTTTTTGGCTTTCCTTTAGTTGCAATCAAGCATAGTTCTGCATTTACTCTTGTCCATCTACCCATACCCCAAAACCATGTATTGCTTTTTTTGTTTCTTTTAACCCAAGTAAAAGCAACTGTTTTGTACTCAAAGCCCCATTTTTCTATGAGTTCCCAACACTCATTTAGTTTAGGCATAGTAACCCACAAGAAAAGAATGCAGTCTTTATCTGCTATATCTGAAACAGGTAGGTTATCTATCCAGTCTTTTTCTTGAACTTGGTACTTACACCCCGCACCACGATTACCAGCCAAAGCCTTATCTCTGTAACTCCAGGGCGGGTCTGCATAAATTATTTGATATTTTTTATCTGGAAACGGTATTTGTTCCATCTTTCAACTCCTTAACTAATTTCTCGTTTGCATCAACAATCTTCTGCATATCCTCAACGGATATTTCTTTTTCCAAAGGCTCGAAGAAATAAACCTTCTCGTCCTCTGTCTGAAAATACTCTTTCGTTACCTTTGTGACTTTCATATTTCACTCCTTAAATATACTACTTTTTGGGTTAAAAAGCAAGCGATTTTAACCGATTTCTTTTGATTTTGTTGGATTTTCATAAGCAGTTAAAACCTCCAATAATCCAATTCCAAAGCTAATTATTTTTAGGAGCATTTCTTTGCCTCCAGCCGCATTAGCCGCATCAGCCGCATTAGCCGCATAAGCCACCGCATAAGCCGCATAATCCGCCACATAAGCCGCATTAGCCGCATTAGCCGCCGCATAAGCCGCCGCATAAACCGCATAAGCCGCCGCATCAGCCGCCGCATTAGCCGCATTAGCCGCATTAGTCGCATTAGCCGCCGCATTAGCCGCATTAACCGCAATTTTTCTATTTTCCTCAGTGTCATTAAGCACAACTTGCTTAGCGGCCTCGATTGCTTTGCGCGGGCGTTTGTCATTCGGATATTCTTGCTCAAAAATTGGCAAAACTTGCTCAGCAGCAAAAACCGAATACGCAATTGCCTGCTCGCGACCGAACAAGCGCACTAGCAGCCAATTCGCCCACCAGATTTTTCCGCCATCATCCGCTGCAAGGAGCTTCTCTATCAACTCCCGCGCGGTGATAGGCTCTTTTATTTCTTCCTCAAAATATTTTATGCCCTCTTTGCAAGCATCGCGGTCTTTCAAAAATTCAATATTAATAATTTTGTTTAAGTTACTCATCTTTTATTCTCCAATAATCCAATTCCAAAGCTAATTATTTTTAGTAGCATTTCTTTACCTCCAGCCGCGTAAGTCGCATGAGCTGCATAAGCCGCCGCATTAACCGCCAAATAAGCCGCCGAATGAAGCGAATTACCAGCAGCATAAGCCGCATAAGCCGCCGCATTAGCCGCAGTATTAGCCGCATTAGCCGCCGAATAAGTCACATAAGCCTCATCAGCCGCCGCCCTCGCCTTCGCCCTATTCCCTTCATTGTCTTCAATCAGCACTTGTTTAGCGGCTTCAATAGCTTCTCGAGGGCGTTTGTCAGCTGGATATTTTGCTTCGAAAATCGATAATACTTGCTCAGCCGAGAATATCGCGTACTGTATGTACTGTGGGCGAGTAAATAATCGACAAAGAAGCCAATTCACCCACCAGATTTTTCCAACATCATCAGCTGCAAGCAGCCTGTTTATAAGCTCCCGCGCCGCGATTGGCTCTGCTATCTGTGTTTCGAAATATACGATGCCCTTTTCGCAAGCATCTTTATCTTTCAAAAACCCTAAATCAATCATTGTGTCTAATGTGCCCATTATTTATTCTCCAATAATCCAATTCCAAAGCTAATTATTTTTAGGAGCATTTCTTTGCCTCCAGCCGTATAAGCCACCGCATTAGCCGCCGCCTCAGCCGCATAAGCCACATAAGCCGCCGCATAATCCGCCGCATAATCCGCCGCATAAGCCACCGCATTAGCCGCATAAGCCGCCGCATTAGCCGCATAAGCCGCCGCATTAGCCGCATTAGCCGCCTCATTAGCCGCATTAGCCGCCTCATTAGCCACATAAGCCGCTCTAGCCGCAATTTTTCTATTTTCCTCAGTGTCATTAAGCGCAACTTTCTTAGCGGCTTCGATTGCTTCGCGCGGGCGTTTGTCGGATGGATATTTAGCTTCAAAAATTGGTAGTACTTGCTCTGAAGCAAAAACCGCGTACTGGATGTAGTGTGGGAGATTAAATAATTGACAAAGAAGCCAACTCACCCATTCCATTTTTTCCCGCTTCTTTGTTGCAAGGAGCTTCTCTATCAACTCCCGCGCCGCGATAGGCTCTTTGATGTTTTTCTCAAAATATACAATGCCCTCTTTGCAAGCGTCTTTATCTTTCAAAAACTGTAAATCAATTATTGTGTCTAATACGTTCATTTTATCTTATTTAAATGTGTAGTTTGTCTAGTTTATTAAATACTTTTTTTGAAATAAAATAAAACTCTGCAATTTCTTTGTAATTAATCGTTTGCCAAGTGTATCTTAATAGCGTCCAGCCATTGAGAGACAGCCAATTGTATTTAAGCATATCGTGTAAGTAGCCTTTTCCCCTTACATGCCTGCCTCCGCTCCATACTCCGCCCTCTATCTCAACAGCCATCTTTATATCTTCCCATGCGAAATCAATTCTGGAGGGATGTTCGCCCTTCTCCTTGCCTTTTATATATATGCGATATTCTTCTTGTGGCTTTTCAATTCCTAAGTCTTTTATTGCGCTTAAGAAAAGCCTGCGATACATTTCCGCGCCTATTGCTTTCCCTTTAGCTGTCTCTGGTATTTTGAATGATTTTTGTTTCACGATTACCCTTTATGATAAAAATACATGTACAATAAAAAGAAAATAACTGCTAACCCTATTGCTATCCACAGTGGGCTGAATACCCACAGCCAACTCCACGTTATAGCTCCGCATAATTTTAACGTCATGAATATTAAAAATAGTATAGTTGGAAATGTAAGCGATATCTTCATAAATAACCTTTCTTTTATTGTTTTACTAATGTTCTTATCTGGACACTAAAATCTCTTTCTCGTAAATTTTGATGCCATCAATATTTCTTAAGCCCGCATCGATAGCTCGTTTTATTTTTATATCATCGGGGGACAGAAATTCCGCAGGCACTTTGTTCGCTTCTACAACTTCATAAACCCATTTCTTGCGAATAGATGTGGTGCTACATTGACCTCGCACACGAGTTTCTATTTTTATTTCTTTTGTTTCTGCAATAGATGCTTTTTGAAGATTGATTTGAGCGTCAGCGTAAAGTTTGTTGTCGCCAAATAAAGAAGCCATTTCTTTTTCTTTTTCTGCTAATGCTTTTAATTTTTCAGCTTCTTCTTTTCTTAATTTTTCTTGCTTCTCTAATTCTTTTGCTGCTTTATCTTTGGCATAAAGCAACATTTTTTCTTCTAATGATGTTTTGATTATTGTTATGTCATCGATTGGTTTTTTAAAAAGAGTGTTAATTTTTTTAACCCCGTCATTAAAAGGTTTGACTAACCCTTTTCTGGTGTCTTCTATAGCCTTTATTTTGTTTTTTATAAGTTTCAAAAAATCCGCACTGCGCGCATAATCATCGTCAGTTAGTACATTAAACGATATGTATTCGGCTTGGATGTCTTTGTGTATTTTTTCAACCGCTTTTAAGCTGTCGTCGTAATTGTTGTTCATTTCTCCCCCTGTTATTGTGGAATATCTAAATTACATTCTTCTTCTTTTTCTTTTTTTAATTGTTTTCCTGTTTTAACAAATAAGCCAGCCAATTCATTCTTGAAAAAATTCGTGGCGGCAAAATTCTCCTTCAAATTATTGTAAATTATCCGCAACGCTTCTAAATCTGCGCACTTATCAACCATATTAATCATTTTTGTTTTATATTCGTCTGTTGGTTCTGCTGGTTCGCTTGTCTTTATGGTCGCTATGTTATCCTCTTCTTTTCTATATGATATATCCTGTTCTTTTTCATATTCATCAATTTTAGCCGCAACATAACTCAAATCATTTTCTATAATTTTATCGGCAAACATTTCGTGTGGGCTTTTAGCGACAATATTATTGCAGCTTTGAGTGCAAAAGCAATAACGATTGTCAACAACTGTTGCGAACAAAACAATTGTGAACATGCCCTCTAAGCACACTTTTTCGTCGAGCATTCTTCCTATCGTTTTAATTTTAGTTTTACCAGTTGTTTCATTGGTTTCTGAATGAGAAAGAAAAAATACTTTTATATCTTCTCGCAACGAAGATGCTTGCATGATGATATTCCATGCGTTTTGCCCAATTTCGCTGAATTTCTCGTACCCTTTTTCTAAAGCCCTGCTCATAAATTCGTTGGCCATTACATATTGAAAGTCATCAATAATAATATTTTTTATGTATGGCAAGTCTTTGCTGATTGCCGCCAATATTTTCACTATGTTTTGGCTTCTATCTGTTGCGATCATGTTCCCTTTGTTTTCCTTATCTTTAATGATGTATTTGTTTTTCCAACCTTTGAAGGGTAACGGTTTACCCAGCACATTTATAACAAAGGTTTCTTCATGCTTAAGAGTGCGGATAGATGTGCTTTTACCAGCACCGCTTTCGCCGTAAATTAAAATTGTTTGTGACATTTTTAGTTCTCCGAATATTAGAATATTAGAATGGAATACTATCGTAGTCGTCTTGCGGTTGCTGCTGTTGTTGTTGCTGTTGCTGTTGCTGTTGGTAACTTGCCCCCGCTTTGGTCTGATTGCTATAAGGCGATATAGATACCTTTTTGCCCGCTATTGAAACATTGCGAAACGGTTTTCCGTTGTTAGATACGCCTTCATTTGCGCACAATTTTATATCGACAGTTATTTCGTCGCCAACTTTTTGATTGAAATTTTTAGCTAAATCCCCAAAAAAAGCTATCGGGAATAATTCATCAACCTCCTGCTTCTTTGCATCGAATTTAGTAACATTAAGCAGAATTCTTCTAATATTAAGACCGTTCTTGCTAACAGTCAATGCTTCGACGGAATGCAATGTGCCTCTAAGTTGTAATGGTAAATTTTGTGACATTTTATTGTTCCTCGTGTGTGTTTTGATATTTAGTAATTTTTTTAACAAGCCATTTCCAAAGCTTGCGCATCCATTGTGGTTTATTATTAGAATGGGAAATGGCTTGCCAAAAAAATACTGCCCCCAAAATATATTTATCGTTTTTGGAATTTATAATTTTAATTTTAGGGAAGTTGCTATTGCCCCCTAAGGCTTGCAAGTGATTAGCTGTGAGGCTTGGTAACAAATCATCCCGAATAATAATATCATGAAATCCCCCGCCCAAATACTCTCCATATACAGCTACAGCCTCTCGCGCGGTCATTAACAACATGTCATGTTCAAAATTTAATTTTTGACTAGTAATTGTTTCGCAGGAGGTTTTGATAATAATTTGTGGTTGTTTTTCGCGTTCTTCCCCACACTCCATAGAATTTTCAGGTGCTAACTGCGCTCCTTGCATTCCTTTTAAAAGCTCAGGCGCATGCGTAGCAAAAGTTAGTGCATTTACACGATGTTCAGGGATACCCATTAATCACCTCGCATTTCTTCTAGTAATTCGGTTTCATTGTCTGAAAAATATAATTCTCTTTCTGTCGGGAAAGTGTAATTAGCTATTATTTCATCGACCCGCCATTTGCAATAATCGTCAAGGATTTCACAAAATTCTTTTTTTACTTTGCTGCAAAGCTCTTTCGCATTATTTGCATATTTCTTTTCAAATTTGTTTTTATTTTTCGCGTCAAGTAGCCCGTTTATATGTGAGCGGCTAATTCCTTTTAACAGGTCCAATCTTTCGTTGCAGTCAAAAAAATATTCTTCCCAGCTTTTGTATTCAACATCGTCATCTATGACTTCGATTTTTATTTCTTCCTGATGTTCTTCGTTTAAGTCGCCCCACTCATCAATCCCTTCTGGGGAATAGTCGTGGCACAATATCTCTTCGACGAATGCTTCAAATTTTGTTTTCATAATTTTCCTCTTATAGATAAAACGTGTGCTCCACTTGGATGAGTTCTTTAGAAAGAATGCGCGGATTATTGGAAACCGCACCTCATCGGTGGAGCACAGTAGGCGGGGCATGAAGGATTTGAACCTTCAATTCAGCTTATTAAAGCCTCTCTACTTATTGAGTTAATGCCCCAGAAAAAGTTAAAGATTGTGCCGCGCTGCTTGAGATGTGTTATAATCGCTGTTATTTTCCAACCAACAATTAACAAATTAAAGGACAGCACGGCACGCTCTTTCTTTACTTCACTTACCTAAGCAAGTATACTGACCGCAACATCGCTTGTCAATATTATTATGATTAATATTGCAATCGTTCGCAGTATAGTATAATATAAATAATATTGCAACAAAAAGGTGAAAAAATGTTAAATAAAATATCAACGATAAAAAAAATTAAGAACAAACTGGGGTTATCAATCGTAGGAATGGCGAGCGAAATAGGCTGCCACCCTCATCACTTTATGTTTTTACAAAATTTAAGATATTTACCGACAGGAAAAACTTTAATTAAAATATTAAATCTTATCCGCAGGCATAAATTATCGAATGAATTTACTGTCGAACAAATACTTGACGATTACATATGTATAAATTTGGAGGAAAAAACCGATGCGAGCGACAGAGCTGGCTCAACATCTCGCAAAACGAGCAAAAGAACTGTGCGAACAGCTGCTCCCGAGCGGAACAATGCGGGGCGACGAATATGTAGCGGGGTCGGCGGAAGACGAAGTGGGGAAAAGTCTTAACGTATCTATTTCAGGCGAGAAAGCGGGGCAATGGCACGACTTTGCGACTGGTGAGAAGGGTGACTTAATAGGTTTAATTCAAGTAACCAAAAAGATTGGGTTAACAGAGGCGTGTTTATTTGCGCAAAAATTTTTAGGAATTGAGGAAAATAAATTCGCAGTTAGCTCGGAGCGTAAAATATTTAAAAAGCCTAATTTAAGCAGTTATTCGCTCAATAGCGAAGCTGAAAATTATTTGATAGGTAGAAAAATCCCGCTTGAAATTATCAAAAAATATAAAGTTGTTGCTAAAACCGATATTATAATTTTCCCCTATTATAGCATGGGTGGCGAAGTTGTCTACGATAAAGGGCTTAAAATTGCTCGTCAAAACGGGCGCAAACAATTTTACTCCACAAAAGATTGCAAGCCGATTTTATTTGGATGGCAAGCAATAAATAAATTGTCTAGGTCTATTTCTATTTGCGAAGGTGAAATTGATGCTTTATCATTAGCGGCATATGGTTACAATGCGGTATCAATTCCAACTGGCGCGGCTGGCACGAAGTGGATTGAGTACGAATACGACAACCTTGCCGCCTACGACGAAATTTTTATCGTCTACGACAACGATGATGCGGGTAAAGCGGCGATAAAAGAGGTTGTAGAAAGGCTTGGCGCGCACAGGTGCAGAATTGTTACGCTTCCAGAAAAGGACGCAAACGAATGTTTGCAAAAAAATATATCTAGGGAAGAAATAGCGGACTGTTATTTTAATAGCGGATATTTTAAGCCGAAAGAGCTGCGCTTAGCTAAAGAATTTATCGACGCTACTATCGCGCACATGAAAAATGTTGAAGCTGGGCTTGACGGATTGGCACTACCGTTCCCCAGCCTAGCTGGCAAAGTTGCGTTGAGAGACGACGAGCTTACAATCTGGTCAGGGATAAATGGACACGGTAAAAGCCAGTTGATCGGTCAAGTTTGTTTGCATCTAATTGCTCAAGATGTAAAAATATGTATCGCAAGCTTAGAAATTAAACCGCACAGGCTGTTAACGCGGCTAGTACGGCAAGCCACGCTTAAAACGCTGCCCTGTGATGATCATATTAAGCGCGTCTTCAATGATTTTTTTGCTGAAAAATTATGGATATTTGAGCTGGTGGATATGGTAGACATACACAGATTGCTAAACGTTTTTGAATATGCGCGTAAAAGATTTTTTGTTTCGCATTTTGTAATCGACAGTTTAATGAAGCTTGACGTTGGCTCTGAAGACTATTCAGCGCAAGCAAAATTAATCCAACTTTTGGGAGCTTTCAAAAATAAATTTAACTGCCACATTCATTTAATCGTACATCCTCGCAAGCCTTTGAACGAGAAGATTATCCCAAACAAATTGGACGTGAAAGGAGCAAGTGAAATTACAAACGTTGCTGACAATTCTTTTGTGCTGTTTCGCTCTAAAGATAAAGAAGAGGAAATGCGAATATTAGAGGAAGCAGGAATGCCAACACCCTCCGAAATATCCCAAAAAGAAGATGCGCTTCTTATTTGCAACAAGCAGCGCAATGATGGGACGGAGACAAGGACTAAGCTGTGGTTTAACAAGGCAAGCGGGTGCTTTAGGGACAATTACGCAAGCGAGCAAACGCTGTATGTAGGCGGAAAAGACTTGGACGATGAAGAATTGGATAAATTTATTATCGCGCAAAGTTAAAGCTCATAAATTTTCATGAAGTTTAAATAATGCGACTATCAGCAGCCCAATCACGCAAGAAAAAAGGTATTGTGAAGATATTATAAACGCTAATGTAAAGCATAATAAACTAGATAATATCATGTGTGATGCTGCACTCATTATTCCACCTCGTGATCGTACCAAATGCTGTAATGATTATATCCTGCTTCGGGAAAGTTTAGACGTCTATTAATCCTCACTTTGCGATATAACTCATGAATTTCTTTGCGCAAGTCGCTCAAATGGTAGGTATTCTCTAAAGCCAAAGCAAGCTCTGTTCCTTCTTTATCGCTATTTTCCAGCTCTTCTTTAACTTCAGCGTCCACTAAGCGCTTGAGAGCTATGTAATGCCTGCGGTGTTCTTTGTAAGTTTGCAGCAAATCTAGTATGTTCATGATTTTTTCCTCTCTTAATCTTTAATTATTTTTTTAGCGGCATATCTTCTCAACCACGATACATGTAATTAAATAAAACTGGCGGTAGGTATCTGTATCGTCGATGTAGCCTACCCCAACAATGTCGTCGTAATTGATAAAATTTTTGCTGTCGACCACTCTAGACGTTAGCCAGTCTTTCCATCCTTTTTTTAAAACATGAGTAAGTGAAGCATGTGCTTGTTCAAGCGTCGGATACGTCCCAGTCACGTACTCGGCTGGAGTTAGCCTATGCGCGCATGACGACAATTTGTCGTACGATAGCGGGTGCGGTAGTAATTTTATCGTGCTATACTTATAAACGTTAATTATATTCATAATAATGTTTCTCTCTTAGTTAGTTTTAGATAGCCGCTAGGTTTTATTCAATTTTCCCTAGCGGCTATTTTTTATGTAAAAAAAGCTAAAAAACAGACTGCGGCAACTGTTACAGCGCAGACAATAAAAATAAGAATTTTAAATATTGCTTCGTATATCTCTATCCGCTTAATCAGCTTATCTATACTATTCATTTTTTAGTCTCCAATTTTTTAAATTCTTGCGCACTAACTTATACATTGTCAGGTTTAGATAGCCGCTAGGTTTTATTCAATTTCCCTAGCGGCTATTTTTTTATGTTAAAATGCAAAACACGGATAATGCAAAAATAAAAAGCAAACTACTGATTAAAAAAGATTGTAATAATAGTAATAATACTGTGTGTAGTTTCATTTTTTAACCCCCAATAATCCAATTCCATAGCTAATTATTTTCAACAACATTTCTTTACCTCCAGCCGTATAAGCCGCCGCAGCCGCATAAGCCACCGCCGAATAAGCCGCAGCAGACGCATGAGCCACATCAGACGCATAAGCCGCCGCACTAGCCGCGTAAGTCGCCGAATAAGTCACATAAGCCTTATCAGCCGCCGCCCTCGCCTTCGCCCTATTCCCTTCATTGTCTTCAATCAGCACTTGTTTAGCGGCTTCAATAGCTTCTCGAGGGCGTTTGTCAGCTGGATATTTTGCTTCGAAAATCGATAATACTTGCTCTGCCGCAAAAACCGCATAAGCAATTGCTTGGTCGCGCGGAAAAAGATTGCACAACAGCCAATTTACCCATTTTATTTTTCCAACATCATCAGCTGCAAGCAGCCTGTTTATAAGCTCCCGCGCCGCGATTGGCTCTTTTATTTCTCCCTCAAAATATTTGATGCCATTGATGCAAGCCTCGCGGTCTTTCAAAAATTCAATATCAATCAATCTATTCATTTTTTTTGGTCTCCAATTTTTAGTTTAAATTTTTAGTTTAAATTTTTAATTTAAATTATTTTAACAACGCCAAAAATATCAACATCCTTCTTCAACTTGCCGCGATAGTACCCGCAGCACTTTTGGATGTTCGCAGCAGCTAAAGCCGCAGATTTTTTACTTCCAAAAAATATAGTTATCCAGTCGCAGCCTAATTTTTTTATTTCCGCGCATGTGCGCGCGGCGTAAGTGTGTCCGTAGACGAAAAGTATGTATTTGTTTAAATCAGTCAGCCTACATTTTACTGCCCAATTGCCGTTTGGTTTTTTCCCAGAAATTGCGGAGGCGCTGGGGTGTCGCGTAAAGTTGTATGTATTCATTTTTTAATCTCCAATTTTTAGTTTGTAAATAAGCTGCTTGTGCAGCAGGGAATGCAAAAATATAAATAATTAATTTCTAATAATTTCTAAACTTCGCTCGCGTAATATCGTATATCTTCAAAATTTTTATCTTTCAAAAAACTGTCTTGCTCTACAGCTCTTTTTAAATCAGCTATTGACAATGTTCTATCTCCTTTCACATTTATTTTATGCGTAAAACTTCTCTCTGTTTTGTTGTCTGCGATAAAATCGTCGTGCGAAAAAGTTACAGTATATGTTTTTATCATTTCTTTTTTTAGAGATAATTCGTCTTCTTTTTCTTGCTTAAGCATTTCTTTTTCGTGCATTTTTCTTTCTACTTCAAAATCTGCTTGTTCTAAATCTGCTGCGCACGCAGTATCACAAAGAGCAAGGCGGCGACCTTCTTCTAGCGCTTTTTCAAGAGCTGCAAAGTTAGATAAAACAAAATCATTAGTTAGCCGTGTTTGTGTATTCATTTTTTTAGTCTCCAATTTAAGAATAGTATTTTAAGAATAGTATTTTGAGTTGATGAGCAATTTTCTTATCAGTTCTTTTGCTTCGTCTGTGTCCAACCCCGTTGCTGTTAAATCGTTTAAAAAACAATTGTACGAGTGTAAATCCTCTGCGCCGCAAAGGTTCCTTCCTTCCAAATCGTCAATAAATCTTCCATAGCTGTTGAAAAGATTATATATTTGTTCACTTTTGATTTTTTTGTAATTATTGATTGCTTCATTCAAAAAAATAATTGCAGCTTGCAATACTTCTGTAGCTTTTGCGTTAGACGCCTCGGATAATTTAGCCATACACTCGGCTAAATCTGTAATTGTCTGTTTATCATCTGTCATTTTTTAATCTCCTCGAATAATAAGCCCTGTATGCTGTGAAGCCCTATATATTTTTTTCAATATTTTATCTTTAAAATATGTGGCTTCAATAGAATTAGGCTTAATTTGTAATGCTTTATTAAAACAGTTTAGCGCTTCATCATTGCTATTTAATTCTGCAAGTGCGCAACCTTTGTAACACCATATTTCTTCATATTTACTTGGTTCAATCTCTAGTGCGGCATTAAAATATTTTAATGCGTCGATATAATCTCTTTTGCTTAAAAAAGTAAGTCCTAAAGTCACAAAATTATTAACTTGATTGTTCATTTTTTTAATCTCCAATCCTTACTGAAACTTACTTCTTGCTTCAAAAATTTATGTATTAATGAAAGTTCCTTTTGCAACTCGCCCATTAGCAAAATAATATCTTCTTTTGTAGTCGTGACAAATGAAGCCTCATCAGTTATATTACTTTTTTTTACCGCATCCCACGCCGCCTCTTTGGTATCAAATTCAGCGATGTCATTATTTGCATCTTTTAACCACTTGAATTGGTCTATACGGTGTTTATTGAATAAAACATAATAAACGTAATATTTTTCGGTTTTCATTTTTTAGCCTTTGATTGTTTAATAAATTTTTTAGCAATTTTTTTACAATACTTTTCAACAGCAAATAGGGCAAATTTTTGGTAAACATCTGAATTATTTTGGACAAATTCTTCAAATAGTTTGGTTGTATTATTTTTGTTTTCCAATATTTCTGATCCGTACGTCTTAAAATCGCCAACCATTTGTTCCGCTGTTGTAAAGTTTGAATTTAACATGCCAAGCCGTAATACAGTTTCCGTGCGCGCAATGGTCGGCGCATAGTTTTTCGTAAATTTTCTCTCAAAAGAAAAATGATCGTAGAATTTTTCAAGTGGTGTATTCATTTTTTTAATCTCCAATTTTTGTTTAAAATTAAGTTGATTTTTTTTTAGCAATCGCCGCTTTTTTGACGTCGCGCAGATCTTTTATTAACTGCTGCGCGGTTTCTTGCGGACATATCAACCCAGCTACAATCGAGCAATATTTTACATTTGGTTTTTTTCGCTCGTTAAATTGTTTGTCTCCAAACGCAAAAAAAGCACCCGCGTTTTTGATAGCCTCGGATTGTTTTATTTCTGAATAGTCTGATACGCGTTTCATTTTTTAATCTCCAATTTTTAGTTTGTAATAAGCTGCCTGCGCGGCAGTAAAAACAAAATACGATATAATCAATCTCTAAACTGCCTTTGCGGCAGTAAATATTGTTGCTTTGCTAGTCCTCATATTCCTCGTTTTCCTCATTTTCTTCGCATTCTTCGCGTTCATACGCTGCGATTAATCCGGCTAATGTTCTTATGCGATCGTTGCGATACACTTGCACGTAAGCGCGATGCGCTTCGGAAAATTTAAATAAACAGCCGTTTTGCCTTCTGTACATTTCTATTTCTGTATTCATTTTTTTAGTCTCCAATTTTTTGTTAGTTTATTAATTATAATAGCCCGCTGTCGACAAAGCTCATTGCGTCCCCTTCGCCTACTATAATATGATCCAGAATTTTAACATCAAAAATCTTAAAATTTTCAACTAAAAGTTTGGTTAATTTGATGTCGTCATCGCTAGCTTTGATTGGGCTTGACATGTGATTGTGCGCTAAGATAATGGCGGAGGCGTTATTTTTAAAAGCTCTTTTTAAAATTTCGCGCGGATAAACTGTTGCTCTATTAATTGTGCCGCTAGAAAGTTTTTCAAAAGAAATAACGCGGTGCGAGGTGTCAAGAAAAAGGCAATGGAAGTTTTCCACGTCGCTATCAGATAATTTTAAGATTAAATAATCTTTGCAAAATGTTGTGCCTTCTATTGTTGCGCCAACGCGTGAAAATTTGCTTTTTAGAATTTCAGTCGCTTTTTTGATTATATTTTCTTCTTCAGTTGTGTAAGAGTTCATTTTTCTGTCTCCAATTTTAGTTTGTAATAAGCTGCCTTTGCGGCAGTAAATATTGTTGCCTTGCTAGTCCTCATATTCTTCTTCATACTCGTCTTCATACTCTGCTTCATATTCTGCGATTAATCCGGCTAATGTTCTTATGCGATCGTTGCGATACACTTGCACGTATGCACGATGCTTTTCAGAAAATTTAAATAAACAGCCGCTTTGCTTTCTGTACATTTCTGTATTCATTTTTTTAATCTCCAATTTTTAGTTAATAATAATTTTATTTTATTTTATTTGCAGAGCGGTTAAAATGTGCTTTGTTTTACGATGTTTTTTAACCGCTCTGCGTTTTGTTATTATTAATATAACAATAGTATATACTGTAGGCGTGGCACTTGTCAACATTTATTTTATTTATTTATTTATTTATTTATTTATTTTATGTTATATAATAGTACTGGAATTGCCGCCGTTTCGAACTGTCGTAAATCAATACGTGCTTTCCTCGAAAAAGGATAGAAACAGCGGACACTCCTTCTCTTAACTTTTCCTTAACTTTCCCTTGAGTACTAATTATTTTCATTTATTTTCATTTATTTTCATTTTCGCTATTGACTTTCGGTGAAAAATGTGATAAACTAAATTCTTATTCATGCTTTTTTAAGACACCAAACATCAGCAAGCACATCTCAAATAAGCGACAGCACAATACCCGTATCAATTTGCGAGCGGGAGAAAAAAGCAAATAAAAAAGCAAGAAACAAAGTTAGTTTCACAAACGGAAGAGCTGAAGTGTGTATTTTTTTCGTCCCTGCAAAAATACCACTCAATTGTAGTAAATTTTACTACTATCTTTTTTTTCTACTAAATATAGCTAATTTTACTACTAAATCTAGGTAATATTTTTTAAGTTGGATGCTGGGTCTGACCAGGAGGGTAGAGCGTGCTAATACCCGGTAAGGAGCTTTTTTTGGTAGGAGGATGATCTTATAAGGAGTATAAATAAGGGCGATGCAAATTTTACTACTATCCAATGCAAATTTTACAGCACGGAACTATATCAATAACAGCTACCACCATCTATACATAGTAAAATTTACTACCATTATTGAAAGTAAATGCAAAAGTACTTGTAAAACAATGCAAATTTTGCTACTATGGCACGATGCTGTAAGTATATAAGCTATAAGCTAGCTATAAGCCCAGCAGTGCATCAAGCGGGTCATACGCCTAAGTGGCATGGGGTGACGCATAAAGATGCTGTGGTGCGCTGCTGGTAAAGGCTGCTATTATCATGTGATAACAAATAAAGTAAAAATTACTACAAGTGAGGGGTAATATGTCTAAAACTTGGATAGCTAGTGCGATCAAAAAAAAGGGCTCACTACGCAAAAGCTTAGGCATAAAAAAAGGTGAGAAAATCCCTGCCGCTACTCTAGATAGAGCGGCAGGGGCCGGTGGTAAGCTGGGACGCAGAGCGCGACTAGCTAAGACACTCCGCAAAATGCGTAAGTAATACTAAGTAATACATATATATATATATAATGTATAACTAACTAACTATACATATATATAATGTATAACCATACCCATTGACATGGTCGCTAACTTTGTATATACATAGATGTATGTACAGAAAAACCAGATCGGGAATTTACAAAACACTTGGTAGACGCGATAGGGGCGGAGGAGTGAGGGTTGCTAAAAAGCTCACGACTCGACAGCTTGCTTTTTGCGAGTCGTATCTCGTGAGTAGGGATAAGCGAGCGGCTGCGCTTGCTGCCGGGTACTCCGGGAAAAATATCGACAGCGCATCATCGCAAATTTTACATAACGCACTAGTGCAAGATTATCTGTGTGGGCGCATCACTAAACTGATTAAGCAGGCTGGTAAAAAAACAGAACTCGCGTATGCTGACAAGATCGAGACGCTCGCGACTATAATCAATCGCGGCAACCTCCAGGGAGCTGCACCAAGTGTTGTTATTGCTGCTATCAACGAAGCCAACAGGATGCAAGGTCACCATGCGCCAGCTCAATCGCTAAATGTCAATGTGGCGGCGGAACTGGAAGACGCGCAGACACTGCTAAAAAAAATAAAAGAGAAGGAGCGCGATTTTTAGTGGAAAGGCGAGAGGGAGAGTTAATGGTAGATCGACCCATATTTAAATGCGGATTGTATTTTTTGAAAAGTAGCAGTCAGTGCATCCGCCGTTTCTGCTTCTTCTGCCGTTTCTGTTAGCTGGTGCTTTAATCCAATCAGGGATCTGTCAATTAATGCAATTTTTACTGCGTCGTAGTAAGTGTCAGCTATATCATCATGCTTGTGTGTCATGTTGTCCGTTAACTGTGACATGTGTTTTATGCACATTTGAGTGTGGGCCGCATTGGCTGGGAGGGTTATCAAGTGCATTGCTGCATATTTTTGTGTCTCTATGTAGCGGGTGGCTTTATTTCCACTTGCTTTAGTGCGTTCTACATTGGTTATTTTCAAGCCTTGCACTTGGCTTAGTGTGCTAGATAGCGTAACGCCAGTACTTTTTTTTTCTATGCAGATCTCAATCGGCGGGATTTTATGGCGCAAGCAGTTTGAGTAGAAGTCCAGTAGTTCACTTTCTAAGTCTCTTGGTTCCACCCATATTTCTCTACAGTCTAGCCAGTGCAGGGCGAGTAAGTTAGTTTCAACGCCGACCTGTTTAACTTTATAAGCACCCCAGAAGCTAAATACGGATGGGTCGTTTAGCGTGTTAGCAGTTTCGGCTGTATCGACAGTTAGGAAGGTAGCGAATATATTTGGTTCGTCATCTAATGTTATAAAATCCCCTTCTTTAAATATTCCGCCGCCCGCTGGTATTGGATCCTGCTGGCACTGAGCGGCAAAGACGTAAGGTTGGTATTTCCTAAGCTTTATTAATGTCTCTATTGGTCTAACGCGAGGGCAAAGGACGTTGGAGTTTTCATCTAGTGATGGGAGTATTACGGTTTCCCAAGTTTGCCCGTCAAAATTTTTTATTAAGTTAGCGGGTAAGTCGTCTTGGTGCAAGCGTTGACCAATAAAGACACTTGGTACAACTGGGCTACGTTTTCTAGTAGATAGAGTATTTAGGTAGTTTTCTTTAACGCTATTTCGCATTGTTTCGCTGTATACTTCGTTAGGGTTGTGCATATCGTCCATAATTAGTGCGCCGCTAAATCTATCTTTGATTGGCAGTCCAGCGTTAAATCCTGTCACTGTCCCCGTAGCTCCTGCTGCATATACGCGACCGCCTGCTTCTGTAAGGAAATTATCTTTTGCGGAGCTATCTTGTCGTACTCGCACGCCGAACAATTGGCGGTACATTGGGTGGCTCATAATTTCTTTAATGCCGTACGTGTGTTTAGCTGCGAGTTCGTGGCTAAATGAGGTATAAATAAACTGGCTATCTGGATAACGCGCCATTGCAAACGCGATAAAAAACTTGCATATTTCCGATTTCCCGCTTCCTGGTTCTATATTTATTAAGAGGTTAGATAATTCCAAGTTAAAAGCTTTTGTGAAATAGCGGCAGAGTGTGATTTGCGGGCTTTCTCTGCCGTTCGGCAAGTCAACAATAAATTCTCGCTTATGGATCACTTCATAAAAAAATTGCGTAAAGCGTAGTAGAGAGGATAGTAGCTCCGCTTTTAGGTCAAGCAGTTTATCTGGTAGGTCATTGGTCATTTTCGCTTATGTTTGCGTTCCATTTTGGCAAGCTTTTTGTAATAGTTTTTGTCTTCGTCTAAGTGGTTTTTAGATATATTTTCTTGTATTTTTTTGGTAGGCGAGTGTTCGCGCTCAACCTTTATGCCTTTTTTTAGTTCTTTTTTTTCATATGATTTATGTTTTGGCTTGATAAATTTGCCCGTTAGTTTAGCTGTTGTTTTCATTTTCTTTTAGGTCTCCCGCGTTTTTTTTTGGTTAATGGAGTAATAGGAGTAATAGTTGGTGGTTCAACTGGTGGTTCTAGTGCTTTTTTTATTTCTTCGCTATTCCAAATTTTCCCCGATCCTAAGCAGTGCGGGCATTCGCAAATTGTGCCGTCTGCCGTTTCATCTTTAGCTATGGCGGCGGTTTGCTTTCCTTTCCCGTCGCAAGCATCGCAAGTTACGCGTAGCCCGCCTGATTTCCTGACTATTTTATTTCCGTTGCAGATAGCGCATTTCATAGATACAAGCGTTTTCATTCAGTGGTTTCCTCTTTATTTAATTGTTGTTGTTTGTGGTGGTGGTCTAGGATAGTTTTTGTTATTTCATGACCTATTTTATGGGTTGATATATTTTGGGCGTGTAATTCTTTTGACGCATTTATAGCCATATCCGCTGCTATGCGTGCCTTTTCTGTTTGGTGGGAATCTATTTTAATTTGGGCTTCTACGTTGGCATTGCTTATATCTGCCATAGTTTTCAGCTTTTCGTTTTCCATTTTTTGTTGGCTTACTGCCACTTTTGCGGTTTCCAATTGGGTGTAGGCGTCTTCCACTCTTTCATGTGATGCAATTTTCTCTTTTTCTAACTGCAATTTTTGCATTGCTGGGTTATTCATAACGGATTGCTGCTGCATTTGCATCATTTGTTTTTGCTGTTGTTCCATTTCAGATTGGTAGACGGTAACGAGTTCTTTTAATTGATCAATGCCTTTGATATGCAAGCAGTCGATAATATATTTTAACCCTTTCTTTTGGATGAAATCTGCGAACCCAGGCATCGAGTTTGCTAATGACATGACTTGCATTAAAGCTTCATCCTGTTGGATCGCGAAAGACGGTCCCGCCTCAACCGACACTTGCAATACATTATCATCGTACTGCATGTTGATGCTTTGCGGGTTACCTTGCACATTGATTAGCTGTGCGCTTCTTTTGCCGTCTGCATCAATAACGGGTATTGTTCGTGGAGTAATATAGTATTTTGGAATTAACGACAGGCAGCATTCTAGCACGCGATTAAGTGAGCAGATAATATTTACAAGATAAGGTTTAGAGGCGGCATTTGCAGCCTTGTTTCCTTGTACAATGGCTTTCCCGCTAAGGATAGGATTTTGCGTGTTGACTATAGAGGCATCATAAGCCCCGAGTGAAACTTGTACAGTTTGCGGGGCGTTAATAAATGTTTCGCTGATCTGAGGAGGGATAGCTTGGCGTTGGACAACGGTAGGCGGTGGTAGGGGTTTTGTTATTTCTTTGTCGCTATAAGCTCGGTATACCAATAGATCGGCATGTTGTGTGTCTTGATAAGCTTCTTTGTATTTAGTTTGTTTGGGTAAAGCTTCTTCGGCTATAGTAAATTGGTGTTGTATTATATTTGATAATTCTTGCCCCATCGTATTGCCTGCAAAATTCATTAAATCCTGCATGCCTTTTGCGTTTTTAATATAGGAGCGCGTTAGTTGATGTATTGTATTATCGTCATCTTGTATAATTTCAGAGTTCCCATCGGCAAAAATTAGTGGAAATATCGTATAGTCGGTTTCCTCGCGTTTTAATATTTGAGTTTCGATAATGGTATATCTGACTATTGTTTCGATATCCGTCCATCGTGGTTTGCCAAGTATTGCTGGCAGTGGTTCAGGAAATCCTAAGTTATCCCAGTTTTCGCTAAGTTCTTTGTATTGATCCATTGGTATAACTATGCCTTCGCCGAATCGGCTTTTTACCAATTGCACAATTCTTATTCTTTTTTTCTTTTTTTCGTAATAGTGGCATTTTAATATAATTTTTTTGTTGCTATTATTTAAATATCCCCACTTAAAATCTCCTAGATATGCGGACCTTCCTATTTTCTTTATATCAATATCGGGATATTCACGCTCAAAGTCGTCCTCTGTGACTGGGAATATTTCCCCGCAAAAGTTTCCGTCCCCTTTGTGCGGCTGGCGGGCATTTGGGTCGAAAAAAGTTAGCGTAGGCGAGTATACCTCCCCAAATTTTATTACTTGGTCCATGCTCATTGGGTGGGCGTACTCTGTCCATACTTTCAATACAGAGAAGCCGCCTGCGGTTGTATTTCTAAATGTTCTGTATAAGGTGTTGTCTTTTCTGGCGTTGTCTAGTATGTGGCGAAGATGTCCTTCTACCACATTAATGACTTTTGAATTTGTAGGGGCATTAAAATCATTAGAAACCTTCAGGGAAGGCTCTTGGTCGGAAAATTCGCCACAAAGTTTAGAAATGAATGCCTCTAAGACATTAAATTCTAAAGATGGTTTATTTAAATCTGTTAATAATTTTTTATATTCTTTTGTTAATTGTGTTTTAAAAAGATAAGACATCGTCCTATTAAAATTTTTATAATTCTCTTTAAACCAGTTATATGAATTTTCTATATTTTTTTTTATCCGTTCTAGTTCATCTTGATATTTTTGCGCTATTTCTGTCATATTTTTATCCTGTGTAGTAAATGTTTCACGTGGAGCAAGTAAAAATTTCTTTTTTATTATATATTTGTTGACATAAAAAGAAAACATATATATATTTTATAGTAATATTTGCATCAATATAAATAATTGATGTGATTTACTACGGTGATGCGCCAAATAATCAAATTAACGGTGATGCGCTTAATAATCGAAGGTATGGCTTTCTATGACTGATGAAAATTCTAATTTAGCAAGCGGGGGCGATGCTTCTTCTGTTGATACCAGTAGCGAAGTAAAAACAGATTCTGTTTCAGCCCAACCTGCTCCTGTTGTAGATAGAGGGGTAGAAGGTAAAGCAGAAAAGAGCAAAGATTTTGGGGTTTATGATAGAGAAGCCGTTAATAGAATAGCGGCTAAAGCGGCAAGAGAAGCGACAGAAAAAACTAGGGCAGAGTACGAGCAGAAATTTGCTCAGCAGCAATCTGCGGCGCCCGCTGTTGATCTAAGCCAGCAAGATATTGATCGAACACGTGCTGCTGTTCAGCACTTAGTTGCTCAAAATAATGTGATGGCGACGACTAATTCTCTTATCGGCAAAATAACTGGGGCTTATGATCGTTATGCGGATTATAAAGATGTTACAAATAATCTTGCGGATATTGTAACGTCAAATACAGCGGTTTTATTTAATTCTTATGAAAACGCTGCTGATATAATTTATGAGTTGGGGAAAAACCCAGAGAAGATACCAGCCGCGCTTTATGAAACTGCCAGAGACCCTAGCAATCGCTATGCTTTTGCTAAAGCACAGCAAGTTTTAAATAGAATATCATCACAGATTAAAGCGAATGAAGCTGCCAAAACACAGCCCACCGCAAATCCTCCCTTAGAGCATGAAAAGCCATCTCAGCAAGCATTGGATAATGGCAGATCAACAATTTCTGCTCTACGCAGACTTCCTCAATACCGTTGTTAGCGTTGACAGTAAAGCCATTATCTCCTAATAATTAATTTATATTTGGAGTTACAAATGACTACTGTTAACTATTTACAGGCGGTACAAACGTACCAACCTTGTGAATTGGCTGTATTTCAAAACGCTAACTGTATAGTTAGCACTGCAAATACACAATTCGAAAATTTCCAAGATATTGCTCTTAATTTAGGCTCAACCATCAATATGGAATTAACTTACCGTTTTGAGGCTGCCGATGGTTTGTTAGCGATAGACCAACCAATAACTCAAAGATTACACCCTCTTACTGTTGACCAAGCGGCTCACGTGTCAATAGAGTTAACAAATCCTGAAAAAATCTTTAATTTAGATAAAGATAGATATATGGATAAAATTGGTAGATCGGCGTCTATCGCATTAGCTGCTAAAGTTGAATCTAATGTAGCATTAAATGCCAACAGCCATGTACCTGTTATGGTTGTTGACCCGACCGACTCTCGCCGTTGGATACCAAGTGGAGCTTTACGTACTGAAAGCGGACCATATATGTTTTTTGGAGACGGAGCGACGGCTATTAATTCCTATCAACAATTGCAGCAAATGATAGAAGATTTTGTTGAAATTGGTAATCCAGGTGGTGAATTTAATGTATATCTTCCAAACGTAGAGGTACCAGCGGTAATTGGTTCTGGTTTGGCGCAATTTGTTCCTCATCGTAACGAAGAGACGGCGCAATCCTGGACAATTGGGGATTTTGGTACACCGTTGGTTCATTATTATAAATCTAACGTCCTTCCTGTTCATTTTGCTGGATCAATTGGCAATGCAGTAGCGCCAAATAATGTTTTAACTGTTGTGAGCGTTAATGATGTTACGGGACAAAATGTAACAGAAATTGTATGCACAACGACTGTTACTGATGATGCAGATGCAATAAAATCTGGTGACTTAGGTTCATTCGTAGCTGTTTCTGGTGTTACGCCTCACTTTACGACACGTAACGGCAAAGTAGCAACTAGCCAACCTGTACAAGTGCGGTTCAAGAGTGATGCCGCGTCGGTTAGTACTGCTATTACTGTTAGCGTTATTTGTGACGACGAGCAAAAAGGAATTTGTTGGGCTGCTGGAGCTAATCGCAATTGTGATATGCCGATTGTTGCTGGCATGAAAATCCAAGTTATGAAAAGTCATAAATGCGGGTTGTTGGTATCAAACAAGGCATTGTATATTGCTATGCCAAGATTGCCTGCTCAAAGTCCATTTGATAGTCATTCCGAAAGCGATCCTGAAACTGGTGTGGCAATGAGATTGGCGTATGCAACAATACCAGGTCAGAACTTTCAGCGTGTTATTCATGACTGTATTTGGGCATCTACATTAGTTCCTTCATATGCAAAACGCATTTTATTCCCACTTTAACAATTAGGAGAAAAATAATATGACTACAATGTCTCAATCTATTCGCGAAAACCGCCCTTACACAAAAGGCTTAGGCATTAGTTGGGCGTCTAACACCACCTTAACTGTTGCGGCAGGTGAATGCTCGAATAGCACAAATGCTTACGATCTTCGCATTGCTTCAGCGTTAACGTTAAATGCTGCTGTTGTTGGTGCCAATGGTATTGACACTGGCGCTTTAGCTAATAGTACCGTTTATAACGTGTTTGCTATTTGGCAGCAAGTTGGCTTTAGTGTTCCTGCTGTAATTTTATCAACATCTGCTACCCCTATATATCCAAATGGTTATGATATATGCCGTCGGATTGGATATGCGGTAACTGATGGTAGTGCGCATTTCTTATTGATATATCAATTTGGTAGCGGTGAGCATCGCAAGTATGTTTATGATGCAGCGCTTTCAGTGCTATCTGGTGGTGCTTCTGCTAGTTATGCGGCTGTAGATTTATCGGCAGCCGTACCAGTTGTTAGCACTCCTGTAACGTTTC